GGTAGCCGCCGAGCGCGCCGCCGTGGTGGCGTGGCTGAACGCCGAGGCGAACGAGCCCCACCCCATCGAGGCCGGAGAACGCGCCCTGTCCCCGTCCGGACGCGGCCTGCTACTGCGCGCCGCAGATGCCATTGAGCGCGGCGAGCACCGCCGCGAGGAGGAGACGCGACTACGGGCTGAAGATCGATGTCTACCGTAGCCTAATCGCGCACGTCGCGCGCCACCTTCGCCGCGACGAGGCCGGCCTCCACTCCGATCGCCGCCCACTCGGCCGGCGTGATCTTGGCGCCGCCGTCGCTCTGCTTGCCGAGGGCGCGCACGATGAGCATGACCACGCGGCCGAGGTTGAGGGCGACGGTGGGGTGTTCGTTCGGCGTGAGGGGCATCTGGGCTCCGTCAGTCGGTGAAGTGCCCCGCCGCTGGCTCGGGCCGGCGCACGGTCACGGTGAGCGCCTCGGGCGGCGTCGCGCCGAGGGCGGCGAGCTGGGCGCGGTCGGCGTTCGTCGGCTCGAGCTCGGGGTCGTTGGGGACGCGAGTGAGGCCGAAGATGGCCATGAACGCGTCGAGAGCGTCGAGGGTCACGCGCCCGCCAGCTGGAAATGGGGTGCCTCGCGGAACGCCGAGCCCGGCTTGCCGTACCACACGAGCCCGAGCTCGGCGGCCACCTCCCCCATCACGCGCCAGCCGAAGTCGTTCGTCCAGTCGGTGTCCGCGTCGCGCGGATCTTCCCAGATAGGCTTGCCGTGGAGAAGCGGAACGGCGTCAAACGCGCGCGCGGCGGGCTTCCCGTCGATCGTGTGGTTGTGCGCCGACTGCCCGGCGCGGGCGTTCGTCACCTTCGCCCCCGGCTTCGTGCGCCCGATGGCGTAGAGCGCGTCCTGTTCGGCGCCGCTCCGGTACGTGCACACGATGAGCACGTCCACCTGGCGGGCGGCGCACCGCGCCAGGAACGCGAGCGCGAGCGGCTGGAGGTCCGGGTGCAGGTCGAGGATGTTGCGCGAGGGCATCACTGGGTATCCAGTCGCCGCTCGATGCGGTCAAGGCGACGGAGAATCTCATCGTACCGCGCCCCCGCGAGGGCCTGGGCTGCGTCGCTCGCGGCCTGCTGCTCCCGCCGGATCTGCTCGACCACGTCGCCCATGCGCGCGTCCACGCGAGCGTCCACCGCCGCCATGTCGGCCTCCCGCGTGATCTCGCCGACGCCCCCCGCCGCGCTCGCCCCGATCAGGCCGCTGGTGAACAGAATCGCGAGGATGCCGGCCGGTCCTTCGAGCTTGAATGCTTTGCCGTACCACGAGGGAGAGTCAGGCATGATCGTCCTGTTGCGGATGGACACGTCGTATCACAGTTTGTCTCGCGCGTCGCCGAGCGGCGGACTACGACGCGGACAGGTGCGCCGCCCACTCGTCACCGGCCTCGTCGATGACGACGATGCACCCGTCGCGCGCCGGGGGAGGCGGTTCAAGGACGGCGCCCGCGATGAGCCCGGAGGCATGGAGCGCCTCGTGATGCTCAACGGCGACGGAGACGAGCGCGATGGACCTCCCCTCGGCGAGGTGGCCGCGGAGCCACTCGACGGCCGGGCTCATCCGTGCTCCAGAAGGAGCGCGTCCTGATTGGTCGTCGCGGAGGGGCCGGCGACGTAGCCGATCGTCGTCGCGCCGTTCGTCTGGGTGCGGCCCATGGTCTCGTCGCTGAACGCGAACACCTCGCGTAGGCGGAACGCGAAGCCGTCGTTGGGCGCGGCGGCGGTGTACCTGTAGAGGAGCGGCGCCCGAGCCCACCGGCCCGAGCGGGTCTTCAGTCCGGTGGTCGTCATGGCGACGAGACCGCCCGTAAGCGACGTCGCGGTTAGAATCGTGCTTCCGCCCGGAGTAAATACCCCGATGTGGGTTTGACTTGCCCCGGTGGCGTGGACGAGCGGGAAACCCGAAGTTGTGGCACTCGTGGCGCCGAACCAGTTGGCCAACCACACGGCGTTTGTACCTGACACAGCCTGTCCGTAGACCTTGCCGTCGCTCTCTCCGTCCGACGTGGAGTCCGTCTCCGGGTCGCCGATGGCGCCGCCGATCCACGCGTAGGCAGCAGCGCCCGCCGACACCACGACGAGCAGCGCGTCTTTCCCCTCGTAGAGGTAGACGCTGCCAGTGCCGGCCGAGGTGGGCCACACGCGCCAGTAACCGAACGTTTGGCCCGAGGTCATCGGGGAGGCGGCGTTCCACGTCGCGAAAGCCCCCGCGTTCTTGACGACGTTCGCGAGCAGGATGTTGGCGGCGGCGGCGTCAGGAGAGGCCATCGTGGGGTTGGGCGACGGCAGAGTGGCCGCGCCCGCGAGGAGGATGCGCCCGTTCAGCGTCGAGGTAGGCGGCGCCGGATAGAGCGCCTCTGTCGTCCCGGTGTTCTGGTAGCGGTTGCCGGTGAACGTCCACGCGCTCCCGGTGCCCTCGGTGCGCGTCGCCCCGTTGGCATAGGTCGTCTTGATGCCGAGCGTGTAGGTTGCGTCGAGGACCGCCGCCACGGTCGCCGAAGCGAACGACTGCGAGCCGACGTATCGCCAGTTGATGTGCTCCAGACTCATGCGACAGTCCCCGCGGTAACGGCGGCGGCCGGGAGCTCTACGCCCGCGCTGCCGTCGGTGAATGTGAGATCGCCGCCGGTAACGCCGACGACGAGCGCGAGATAGGCGCCGACGATCGACGAGCCCGAGCGCCGCAGGTATTGCCCGTCGGCGACGGCCCCCACCGTGAGCGTCGTAGGGCCGCCCGTCTCGCGGAGGCCGCGGGCCTGGGTCACCGTGGGATTCGGGTACGTCCCGCCCAAGTCGCCGCCCGCCGCACCAGTAGGGCTCCCGCCGCCGCCCGAGGCCGCGATCGTCGTCGTCGCCACGCCCGCCGAGGTCGACGTGGTCAGCGTGACGCCCGAGCCCGCCACGATCTTGAGCGCCCGCACCGTCGCGTCGGCCTGCGAGCCGATCTCAATCCAGGCCACCGGGCAAACAGTCGTCGCCGGCATCAGAGCTCCTCTTCCACGATCACTGTGGACACCTGCACCACCTCGCCGGGGTCGCGGAGCTCCTGCCCGCGCACGCTCGCGTCACTGTCGACGCGGAGCGTCTCCGTCAGGATGCGCCCGTAGAGGTGCGCCTCCGGGTTGAGGAGCTGCACGCCCGTCGTACCCGGCGCGGACGCCTGCTGCGGGATGGCCGGGAGCACGACGACCGGCAGCACGGCGCCGTCCGTCTGCTCGATCAGGCCGGCGAGCGTGCGCCCGGTGTCCGCGATGGCCGTGAGGCCGTCGGCGCCCGAGTACCCGAGGCCGTAGTAGTCCGGCGCCGTGCCGGCCGTGTTTAGGCCCGTCGTGTCGATGCCATCGTCCCACGCCATCTCCATGGCGCGGCGTGTCGGGCCGAGCCGCCGAGCGCGGCGTGTGCCGCTGCGCGTCTCGGTGAGCTCGTAGGCCGGCGTGAACGTGAGGCCGCGCCCGCGCGAGTACTGCCTGCCGAACAGCCGCACGCGCCCCACGATCATCGTCCCGATCGAGAAGTAGTCGCCGGGCGTGACCTGGCCCGGAATCCGGAGCATCAGCGTATCGGTCCCGACGAGCGCGTCGAACAGGATCACGGCGCTCGGCATCCGGAGGCCCATCTGCCCCGTCGTCGGGTCGCCCGCCTCGAACGCGTCGAGGTCGATGCGCACGGCCGCATAGGTGCCCGTCGCCGAGCCGCCGATCCAAGCGCCCGACGTGTTCCCGGCCACCTCGCGAGCGACGACGGTAGGCCCGACTGCCTGCGTGTACTCGACAGTTGCGCCGGCGAGGCGCTGTGCCCCCGCGTAGAACGGCATCCCCCCGCTCGCACCGGCGATCGGGAACACGAGCCCACGCGTGCGCGTGAAGTCGAGCGCGGACATGCCGGCGCCGAGGTCGATGTCGCAGACTTTGTTGGTCGCGCTCGAGTCGCGGTAGAGCGTCGCCGTGCGCCAGTTGCAGCCCGCGAGGTACAAGCCGTAGAGGTCGCCCGAGCGGGCGCCGAGCGACACGCCGGTGAGGATGATGTCCTGTTGAGCGTCGGAGGTTGAGCGCCACCGGCGCCGCGGTGACGGACTCACGGCCGGATTGATCGCCGACACGGGGTACTCGTAGTCGGCGCGCGTGCGGAACGAGTCGCCCTGGACGGTGGGACCGTCGACGCCGTGGACGCGGAGACCGTCCGTGATGTGCACGGGGCTCGCCGAGCTCGGCACGACGTGGCCGCGCGTGGTGCCCGTGGCGCTCGTCAGGATGTTCCCGGCCGTCTCCCGTCCGGCCGAGAAGTACACCCACCCCCACGTCGACGTCGCGGCGGCCGTGAGCGCGCCCCAGGCGATGCGGTTGGCGGCCGTGGCGATGCTCTGGAGCGTCGAGGACGTGCCGATCTGCGTCCACTCGCGGTCCTGTCGCGGGCCGTGGTTGACGGCGCCACCGGTGTAGGGGCCATCGACGCGCACCCATGCGCGCACCCGGCCGACGTTGGTAGACCATGCGCCGGTCGCCTTCCCGAGCGCGATGCGCACCACGATGCCCAACGTGGCATCTACCGCCGTCGTCGCCGTGAAGGCGCCGCCGCCCACGTCGGAGAGCGTTACGCCCGTCGTCGTGATCTCTACCCTGGCACGGTAGCCGTTCGTACCGTCGCACACGCGGAGGTCTATCGCCGACGTGCCGGACGTGGCGACGACGCGGGCCTCGCAGAGAATGCCGTCCTCGAGGTAGCCGGTCGTCGTGGGCGCCGTCGTAAAGAACACGCGGTCGGCGCCCGTCGCCGTCAACGTGACGCCAGCATCGCCGAGCGCCTCGGTTGCCGAGCCCGTGAGCGTGCGCGTCCACGTAGGCCCGGCGTCGTCGGGGAGGTCCATCGGGACGTAGCTGTCGTCCCAGCCCGCCACCTCCCACGCGTCTTGATCGCCCGGCGCGGGCATCCCCACCGTCGACCACCCGCCGAGGTAGGCCGCGCAGAGGCTCGTGTAGTCGTTGACGACGGTTCCGATGTAGGTGTGCGCCAGGACGGCGCGCCCGCGCTCCGGAGCGACGGACAGGTCGCGCCAGGCCGTCGAGGCCGAGCCCGAGTAGTGCGCCACCGTGCCGCCCACCGCCGCGCGCGAGTTGCGGAAGTTCTGGTCCCAGTTGGCGCCGCGATCAACGGAGACGCGCGTGATGACCTCGCCAGTCCCGCCGCCCGCGAAGTCTACGCCGTACAGGTAGAGCGTCCCGTCATCCGTCGCGAGGATGGCCAGCTCGCCGGCCGTGAACGCCGTGCCTGCGTACGAGCCGAACACCGCGTTGCCCGCGGCGGTTGCGGCGTTGACGCCCTGCGAGCTCGTCACAGGCTGCGACGCCGACGCGAGGCGGTAGACGTAGGGCCGGATCGTCACGGGCGTGAACGAGGCGTCGTAGCGCAGGAGCGCCACGTAGATCGAGCCCTGACTCACGGCGAGGTCAGGGAACCCCCGCGCGACGAGGCCGACGGCCTCGATGGTGGCGAACGTGCCGCCGCCGTCGCGGCTCGCGTACTGGTAGATCACGTCGACGCCGGCCGAGACGTAGTGGATGAGCATGGCGATCTGGCCGCCGAGCTCCACGGCGCGGATGCGCTGGATGTCCGACGGCGCCACGCCGATCGCGGACGGAAGCACGGCGTCAGAGCCCGTGGTCCACGTCGCGCCGTCGTCGTCAGAGTAGGCCATCCGGATCTGTGTCGACGAGCCCGCCGGCGAGGACGGCACCACGTAGAGCGCGAGGAGGCGGCCCGACGGCATATCGACGAGGCAGGCCTTCGAGGCGAAGTTGCTCGTCGCGAGCGTCGCCATCGTCCACTTGCCCGTGGTGCCCTGGGCGTGCACGCGGAGGTCGTTGGTGTTGTACGTCGACACGACGGCGAGGAGGCCGGTCTCGGCGCGGCGCACGATGTGCGGATAGCGGTAGCGCGTCGCCGTCGTGGTGCGGTCGATGTACTCCCAGCCCGCCATCATCACGGGCGGGTCGTAGTTGCGCGCCACCTCGCCGTCGAACCGCCACCGGCACTGAGCGGTGCCGACGCTCCCGGCCGCCGCGATGTTGAGGATCATGTCGCCGCCGAGCGCGGCCTGGGAGTTGGCGTCGAGGGCGCCCGACCCGTAGAGCGAGAGGCCGGTGACTTGATCGGGCACGATCGCGCCAGCTCGCGGCCCCGCTTGGGAGGTCGCCGTGTACGTCGCCGTCAGCGTGCCGGCCTCGGGGACCAGCAGGCCGCGCAAGTCGTGAGTCGGCTGCGTCTTAGCCATTCGGTGCCTCGAGGAGCTGGAGCGTGAGCGTCAGGTAACCCGTCCCATCCGTCAGAACGTCGCGCACCATGCAGAGGGCGCCCGCGAGGTAGATGCTGGAGTCCGTGAGCGCCACGATCATGCCGCGCTCAACGTGGACGAAGGCCACCTCGGGAACGAGGTAGGCAACGGTGCGCGTCGGCAGCGCGTAGGCGGCGGCCTGCCATTCGAGCACGGCGCGGGCCGTCGCGCTGTCGTACACCCACGCGCTTGACATCGACTGCTCGACCACGAGGCCGGTTCGCGCCCGCGCGTAGGTGCACGCGGGATGCACGGTGACGGAGGCGTCGTCTGCGGCGTCGGCGGCGGCGCCGTAGGTCAGCGACGCTTGATAGCTGCCCGTGCGGTAGGAGAGCTGGTATTCAAGGGTGAAGCGGTTCTTCCTGTCGCTGCTGTCGTAGGCGACGCGCCCGGCGCGCGACACGTCGGGATCGGTGTCGGCGTTGAGTACGAGCACGGCGTCACCGGGGCCGGCAGAGTAGCGCCACACGACCGGGTAGAGCCCCTCGGGGCCGCTCACGAGCGACACGGGTAGCAGCGGCAGGATCTCATCCTGGATGAGCTCCCACACGTTCACGCGCTCCGTGATCGTCGCGTCGAGCTGGAACGCATCGAGGAGCGGCGCGGCGGCGGCGAAGCGCCCGGCGTCCACCGGGATCGACGTGAGCGACAACAAGTACTCAAGTACATCGCCGGCGCTGCGGATAAGTACACCACCGCGCACAAGCCCGCCGCCGCCGCCGTTTACCGTGGCTTCGTCCTTCCAGACGACGTAGAGCGGGAGCTGTTCGTCTGACGTGAACGTCGCCTCGAGGTCGACGTAGAGCGAGCCGAACGAGACGGTAGGGCCGCCCGTCGTCGTCGCGGGGTCGGGGTCGATAAAGACCGTGTAGACGTACGAGGATGAATACTCGAACGCGTCGGGGCTCGTCGTCGTCAGATACCACGCCGCGAACGCGATGGGGTTGCCGCCCAAGTCGAAGCCGTTGAACACTCGGAAACGCTTGTCGGCGGCCGTATACTGGTCGTGGTTCAGGTAGACGTAGTTCGCCGACACGTGATGCCCGGCAAGTACGCAGATGTTGCCGACGGCCCGACCAGGGAACGCGCCCCCAACGGCGACGTCTCGATGATCTGCCCACACAGCCGGCGAGCCGGTCACGTAGGAGCTCCCGCCCTGGTAGCCGGGGCGGCCGATGACGATGGGGTAGGGCACATCGATCCAGTCGTCGAGGAGATCCGCCGTGTGTGCCCAGTTCGTCGCCGTGGTGGCCAGTGACGCCGCGCTCGTGAGCGTCTCGTCGTACGCGAGGCGCTCCTCGAGCGACGTGGCCACGGCCTCGCCGTCGTCGCCGTACTCGGGGTCGGTGAGGCCGCCGACGAGCACTACGCGCCGCGCCTCGTAGGTAGTGCCCGACACCCACCGCGCGAGCTCGCCACGCCCGGCCGACAGGTCACCGCCGCGCGCGACGAGGGCGGCGATGCTCACACCCGGCGGCGCGATGAACTCGAGCGGCACGGAGAGCTGCCCCACGCTGTCGCCGAACAGGTCGATGCCCTCGGTTGTCTCGATGCCGTCGAGGCCCGCCGAGTAGTGGAGCACCTGGCCCGACGCCGTAACGACGTCGACCTCGTCGTCGGCCATGCGCATCAGGACGCCGCCCACGTCGACGGTGAGCAGCCAGTAGACGCGGCGCCCGGTGAGCTGCGACGGGTAGAGGATCACGCGCGACTCCGGTGTCCCGTGGTGCCCGACTTGACTCGGCCCGAGATCTCACGCGACAGGCGCCCGCCCTCTTGGATGGTGCGGGCCACGGACTGATCGAGGACTTTGTGCCCGAGGCGCACTTGGAGCACCGTAGGCCCGCCCGACGCCGACGCGCCCACCTGGCGCTGTAGCTCCGTCGGCGACCGCGCCGCCGCGAAATAATCGCCGCTTGCCAGGGACACGTTCCCGCGCTGCCCCATCACCTGCACGCCCGGCGTGTCGTTGAACGAGGGCGGCGGCGCCGCGGCGATCGAGGCGAGCGTCGTCGCCCCGGAGATGCCCGCCGCCGCCATGGCGATGAAGTTCGCCGGGGGCGGTAGGGTGTTGGCGCTGCTAATCGCGAGGGCCGTGTTTACCACCGCCTGCGCTACAGCCGCGGCTTTCGAGGCCGCGAAGCTCGCGGCGGCGGCGTCCTGATTGGTCTTGGCCTGCTCTTCGGCCGCTTGGGCGAAGGCCTCCGACGTGGCGCCGAGCAGGCTTGACGTTGCCGAGGCCGTTGCCTCCGCACGCATCTGCTGGTACGCCTTCTCGGCGACGAGCTCGGCTTCGCGCTCCTCGTTGCGCCGCTGGGCCGCCGCCTCGTAGATGGCGTCGATGTCGGCGGCGCCCTTGGCTTCGAGGGCGGTCACGGCCTCGATCCGCGCGGCCTCGACTGCGAGGATCTGCTCTGTGCCGCCCACGCCGCGCTCGACTTGGGCCGCCGCAAGTTCGTTGACCTTCTCGATCTGCCGCGCCAACGCCGCCTCGACCGCGTCCGCGCCCGTGAGTTGCGCGTCGTTGGCGGCGCGCGTCGTCTCCTGAAGGGACGTGAGCGCCGAACGGTACGTCTGCGTCTGCTCAAGGATGACGCGCTCGACCTCGGCGAGGGCGGCTTCGTCGGCCGCGCGCTTCGCCGCCGCGTTGGCTGCTCGAATCTGCGCGTCGGCCGTCTCTTTCGCCGCGCGGCCCTTGGCGTACTCGCCGGTGATCACAAGCTCTCGCTCGGTTTTCGTGCGGTCGATGCGCGCGTCCAGCGCGTCGAGCTTCCCCTGTTCGCGCTGGGCTTCAGCGTACGCAGCCTTAGCCGCGTCCGACTCCGAGGTGCCAAAGGCCCTGGACGCCGCCGCCGCCTCGTCGCGCCTGACCACCGCCAACGCCCGAACCGCCGCGGCGCCCTCGTCTACGGCTTTGTTCGCTTTGCGGATGGCGATGGCCTCGCCGTTGCTGGCATCAGTCGCAATCGCGACAGCGTCGGCGGCCTCTTGCGTCGTCGCCGCCCACCTCGCGGCGGCCTCCGCTTGCGTCGTCGCCGCTTCCGCCGCCGCCGCTTGTTTCTGTTCGGCCGCGTCGAGCTCCGACGAGAGATACGCATAGGTTGCCCCCAACGCGGCGACGGCGATGGCGACGGGGCCGAGCACGGCGAGCGTCGAGCTCATCGACAGGCCGAGGCCCTTCGTGGCGACGGAGGCCACCTCGGCGGTGTCTGCGACATCGGCCACGCCGCGCGCCACGCCACCCAGGCCGGGTACGAGCATGTCGAGGATACCGGCCAGCTTGCCGGCGTTCGAGCCTACCGCCCCGGCCTTGTCGCCGAAGCGCGTGGCCGACTCGGAGGCGACATTCAGCGCATCGGCCGCCGCGCGCCCGGCCGCCTTCGCCTCGTCGGCGGCGACCTTTGAGGCCTTCGCGGCGGCGCGCGACGCGTTTTCGGCGGCCTTGATCGACTTGTTGAGCTGGTTGGCCATCGCCGTCGCTTGGTCGGCGGTGATGTCCTTGATCGATTCGAGCTGGCGCCGGAGGCCCTCAATGTTAGCGGTGATGGTGAGTTCTGCCGTCGCCATCAGCGCCTCCCGAGGTTTTTCCCGGCCGCCTGTAGGGCGCGGTCGAGCTCAACGAGTTCCGACTTTATCACGGCCTTGGACCCCTTGACGGCGAGGGTGTCCCACACCTTCTTGCCGTCGGACGCGAGCGGGTTGCGCACGATGCGCGCGATGCCGACAGGCCGCGAGCGGCCTTTGCGGTCCTTGTACGCGCCCGCGATGTAGCCCGGCGGGAGGCGGCGCTCTTTGCGCCACAGGCTCATCAGCTTTCGGTACTCCTCCAAGGGGACCGACTTCGCGATCGTCGAGAGCGCGCCCGGCGCGTGGACAAAGTACGCGTAGGACTCTTGCGTAGCGACGACTTGCCCGGCTTTCTGCTGCCTGCCTGGGAGAAGGCGGCCTTGCGCGTCCACGTTGACGTCGCGCTTCGCAAGCGCCTTTGCGTCGTTGTAGACGATCGCGCGGATCGAGTCGCCGCGAATCTCCATCCGGTACTTCGTGCCGGCGCCCGAGCGCCCGGAACGCTTGCGAACGATGGTGTACCACTTGGCGCGCGTCTGATCGACGGTCTGCGACGCCATCCCCTCGAGCACGTCGATCACGCCGCCCGCAACGTCGCGCGCCAACGCGAGGAGCGCGTCATCGAGGGCGCGGTCCAGCGTTACGGTCGTCGTCTCTGAAACGAACCGGCGCGTTCCGGGAGGCCTCACCCGAGCCCCCAGAACGCAAGCGCCGCCGCGTCGCCCTCGGCTGCGGACTTGCCTCGCTTCGGCGCCGGCGCGGGCGGCGTGTGCTTCGCGCGCCACCATCCGAGCACGCGCTCTTGTGTCTCGACAGGCCACGCGTAGAACGCGTCGGGCTCCCCACAGTAGGCGAGCCCGATCTCCATGGCTACGGCGTCGAGCCCGCCGCCGGGGGCGCGGTAAAATCCGCAGCGGCAGCTACGCCCGCCTCCGTCGGCGTCGAGGCCGTGAGCAGCTCGACCGCCGCCGAGGCCGCCGTCCAGATCTCGCCCTCGGGAATGCCGAGCGCGTGGAGCTCGTCGACGACGGCCGCCCCGTAGGCGCACGCGTCGTGCTGGCAGGCCTTGAGCGAGGCCTTGAGCGGCTTGCCGCCCCAGCACACGCCGAGCGCCGCGCCGAGACCCAGGAGCGGCGACTGGGACAGCGCCATGGACACCACGCGCCCCAGCGCGAACGAGGGCGGCGCGCGGAGCGTGACCGTGTGCGGGCCGAGCTGGACGGTACGGGACTGCATCAGGTCGCCGTGATGGTGCCGTAGACGATGCCGGACACGGAGAAGGAGTTGGGGTCGCCCTCGGAGATCGAGATCGTGATGCGGCAGGAATCCATCACGAGGGTGTGGTCGGCGGTGTCGCCGAAGTTGGTCCCCTCACAAACCCAGGTGAGCTTGTACGTCATGGCGTCGGCGTTGGCGCCGAGCGTCGACACGGCCGACGCCCACGCGCCGGTCTTGCGCGCGAGGTCGTAGAGCAACTTGTCGGTCGCGTCCGACAGGTCCGTCATGTGCGCCGTGAACGAGAACGACGGGAACACGCGGTTGGTCTTGCGCAACGTCGCGAACTCGCCGCGATCGAGGTAGGCCGTCGTCTCAACGAGCCCTTCGTTCAGGTTGTCGATCGAGAAGTCGCCCGCCTCGTACACGATCGACATGCTGAGCGGCGTGCCGGTATTGTCCGTGAAGGTCAGCGTGCCGTCGCGAAAATTCTTGATCGTCGTGCTTTGAGCCATGATTCCACCTATTGGAGCGGGAGCGTGTGGACGATGCGGAAGCTTACCACGCCGATAACCCACTCACCGGTATCGGTGCCGGCTTGCGACGTTTCGAGCACTTGGACCTTGTAGGAGCTCGGCCAGTTGGCGTCGTAGACCATGAGCAGGTTGATCACGGCCTGGGCGCCGTCGAGGCTGTCGTCGTAGCTGTTGCTCATGTCCTTAGGCGCCATGCGCCACGAGTACCGGATCTGGAGGTCCGTCTCGACGAGCGTGCCCTCGGCAGGCTTGCCCCGGTACTGCCGGAGATCCTTCGTCGCGATGGGGTGCACGACGAATGCCTTGTGGGCGATGCTGTCCGCGTCGCGCCCGAACGACTCCGGGAGCACGCGCGACTCACGCCAGCCCGACAGCGTGAGCATCCGCGTCGTCACGTCCTCGCGAAGCTGGCGAACCGTCTTAGCCGCCATAGCGAGTCCACGACGCGTGCGAGAGCCCGCGGCCGTTCGTCCAAATCTGCGACGAGGCCGCCTTCTTCTTCGTCGGGTCGACGCGGTTGTCGTCGGCCTCGTCGTAGCTGAATCGAAGCGCCCCGTAGGCCTGTTCGTACGCCGACAGGTAGTGCGCGGCGAGGGCCTGCCACCGCCCGCCGTCGCCGGCCGACGTGCTGTAGTCGATAAACACGAGGTGAAGCGCCAGCATTAGATGGCACTCGCGGAGCGCGCTCGGCTGGATCACGAGGTAGGGCCGACGGCCCGCGCCGATCAGTCGGTTGCAGATCGTAAAGAACGCCTCGTCGATGTACGGCTGGTAGCTCGCCGCGGCGCCGAGGAGCGACGGCAAGTCGGAGTGCCGCTGGGTGAGGTCATCTTGCGATACGACGTTGTAGAGCGTTCGCCTACAGACGGCGGCGTCCTGCCTGAAGGTGTGCGTCACGCCGTCCGGCATCACGAGCGCCCACTCGATCAAGAACCCCTCGCCGAGCGCCTCGGCCGTCGTCGTCGCTCCCGTGAGCGAGAACGTCGCGATGCTCGCGACCGTCACCGCGCCCGTTACGAGCACGCTCTGATCGGGCCGGTAGATGGTGACGGTGCCGCTCGTCGGCGTCGCCGTCGCGCCCGCGCGCGAGGTCGGACACGAGATCGTCTGCGTGCGCCCCCGCTCGAGCGTCTCAGTGCTCCGAAAGCGCGCGGTGTAGACAGTCTCGGCGAGCGACATCGATGCCCCCTATCGGCCCTTGTCGGTTTGCTTCTGATCGGCACGGCGCGCCGTGTCCTCGGCCACCTTGCGCGCCTTGTCGCTCGCCATGCCCGACTCACGGAGACGCTGGGTCATCCGCTCCATGGCCTCGCGGTAGCCGGCGCGCTCGCTCACGCGCGGCCTCGGCGCGGCTTGGGTGCGGGCGCGGCGGGCGCCTCGCCGTCCGTCACGGGCGGCGCGTAGAGGCGCTCCATGGCAGCGCGCATCCCGTCGAGGAGGGCCTCCTCGTTGGCGAGAGCGTCACGGTGGTACGGCGAGCTCGGTGCCTTCTCGCGCCACTCGCCGACCTTCTTCTCCTGGCGCTCGATCTGGAGATCAATAAAGTCCGTATCCGGCAGCTCGATGTATCCGTCCACCACGAGGCGGCGGCAGAAGGCCCAATAGCCCTCCTCGTCGCTCTCGATGCGCGTCTGCCCGGCAACGACCTTGGGCAATTCCCACTTCGACATGTGGACCGTGCCCGCGACGCCGTCGTAGGCGACGACGTAGCCGCCAGCCTCCGCTTCCCACGGAATGACGGTCCAGCCCTTACGGCGCTTCGCGACTTCGGCGGCGTCGGTGTTTCCGTCCTTATCCACGTTGGCGACGCCAGGGTCAGCGCGCAGCGTCGAAAGCATCGGGAGCCACTCGCCATGGCGATAGGTCCACTTCGCAGGATGGTGCAGATACCAGAAGGTCGGAGAGGGCTCGAGACGCACGAGCTCGCGCATCGCCTGCGGGCGACTCGCCGCGCGGCGCTCGAACTGTCCCGTTCCACTCGTTCCAAATGTCGCTGCCATCGTCGCTCCTTTGTGTCGCAGACTCAGATGCGCCCGCGCAGGTAGGGTAACCACCGACGCGGGCGCGTGCGTGTCTCAGAGGATCAGGCGTCGGAGAGGATGCCGACGCCGCGGAGGTCGTCGAGCTCGGCGACGCCAACGAATGCGGAGCCGACGATGATCGTCGAACCGGAGGACGCGTCGCGCTCGAGCTCGACGAGGATGGGCGACTGCGACGCGATGGTCGCCCCGCCGAGGATCGGCGCGGCGGTTGCGGTCGCCACGCCGATCGCGCCGGGGGCGATCATCATGCCGAGGCGATCGGCGCCCGCGTTGGCGGTATTGATGCCGTTCGCCGAGGAAAACACGTCTACGCCGAACAGGTTTCCGCGGAAGCCTGGACCCTTCGCCTGGACCTGATCCTGGCTCGTCGCGAGGTACTGGCCGGGGCCAGTCTCGGAGCGAAGCGAGGAGATGAGGTCGTTGATCTGCTGGGGATGCAGGATCGCGGTGAACATCCCGTCGGCGCTGTTGAGCTGAAGCTGAAAGATCGCGGCGTAGAAGTTCGCGACCGTGAGGTCAACGCCCGTGGAGCCGACCGAGGTCGAGAAGCCAGACGCCAGATCGCCAAGCATCGCGGTCACGCGCTTGTTGTACGCCAACACCATGTCGGCCGCGATGTTGTCCAACGTCACGTCCAGCGCGATGCCCGCGGAGGTGAGCTGGGCGAGGTCGCTGATCTGGCGACGGAGCGCCTGGCGAGCGATCGTGACGTTGGCGTTCGTCGTGGTCAGCGCGGTGTTCGAGACCGTGGAGCTCTCGGCCACGGACGCCATGGCGTTCGCGCCCCAGGACACGACGGGCACCTGCACCACGGTCGAGCCGCTGCCGTTCATGGAACGGAGCTGGGTGATGCTCGGGTGGTTGACGAGGCTCGCGGTGTCGGTGAGCTTGGTCACGACGAACTGGTTCAGGATCGCCGCAACGCGGGCGTTGCCGCTGAGATTGGAAAAGTAGACTTCGTTGGCCACGGGGGCCTCCTGCAAAAATGGGAGGGTGTACCCGCGCCTTTCGCTTTTTTACGGGAGCTCGACCCCGTGCGCGTGCGGGGCGCTAACCCCGCACATCCAGCCTACGTCCTCCGCGACAATCTGTCAACCGGTGCGCAGCGCCGCCATGATGGCTTCGCGGTTCGCGCGGAAGTCCGCGGGCGACAGCCGCGCGATGGCCTCGGCGCTCCATGCCTGGGGTTCGCTCGGCGCTTGCGGGATCGTGCCCGTCGACGTGCGCGGCGAGGGCACTACCGGCGCCGCTGGCGCGGCCGTGGTCGTCGGCGCGGGCGCGGCAGGGGTAGAGGCCGGGAGGTACGCGCGAACCGCCTTGGGGAGCCCGTCAGGGGCCGCCAGCCACTCCGACAGAGGAGGCCGCCCCTCGGCGGCGAGCTTCGAATACGCGTGCTGAACGTACTCCATGCCCTCGGCGTCCGTGATGCCGGCCGCGGCGATCTCGCGCTCAACGCGCAGCGCCTCCCGCTCGGCCTTCGACGCGGCCTTGACCTCGTCGACTTGGGCGCGCCACTTCTCGGCCTGGGCCGCGACGGGCTCGAGCTCGCCGACACGGCCTTCGAGCTCCTTCACGCGCGCCACGAGCTGGCGAATCCGCGCGGAGGCCGCGCCCTGGTCCGTGGTTTCCGTGGTCACTTCTTCGCTCATGCGTACCCCTTCGTTTCGGCTTGAAGCCGAGCTTCTTGCTTTAGGATCTTGTTCGCCCACCGGCGCCCGGCGTCGCCGCCCCACAGCAGCCACGCGATACGGCCGGGGCTCGGATAGTCGGGATGTCCGGGCGTCGCCGCGGGCGCCTCGAGGTCGACGGCATGACGCGACAAGAACGACGCCATGCGGCGCACGGTGTCGATCGAGAGCGTGCGCCGGTTGGATAGGTCACGCGCCCGCGCGACACCCACGACAGTCCCGCCGCGCCCGTACTCGCGACGCAGCTCGAGGCCGCGACGCGCGGCGGCGGCGACCGTGGCCGGCGGGCGCAAGTCCAGCGGCACTACTCGGCGGCCTCGACAGGAGCGCCCGTCAGGTAGCCGCGGGCCTCGCGGATGCTGGCGAGCAGGTCGCGTAGCGTGTCGGCCTGGTCGCCGGTCGCCGCTTCGAGGAGCAAAGCGACGGCCTCCTCGGACGCTACCAGCTCGTCCACCGCTTCGGCCATGGCCTCGGCGTGGGATACGTCGTCGGCAGGCGCCGTCGGCGTTGGCGTCGTTCCTCCTTCCGGCGGCGACGTCGGCGGGGCCTCTGTCCGCATGGTGCGAATCGCGGCGAGCTGAGCAATCGCGTCCTGCTCGGACAGGCTCCCGAAGAAGCGGAGCGCGTCCACCTCGGACATGAGCCCGGCGGCAAGCATTTCCAAGACGTGCTTCCGTCGCGCCTCCATCTCTTGCGGCGACAGCGGGATCTCGCGGTAGATGACGGAGTACCCGCCTTCCGGGTAGTTCGTCGGCTCCGTGTTCGCTTCGCTCCAGCGGTTGTAGAGCACCGCCGACAAGCCGACAAGGGCCTCGTCCGACGCGCGGAACTGCATGATGTACCGGCGCTGCGCTTGGCGCTTGCCTTCCTGGGAGAGCGAGATGGCGTAGCCCGAGCGCGCGGAGCCGCTTGTCCGCTGGAGCTCCGACGGCGCGAGGCCGGCGTCCGTCGCGAGCCGGTGCGCCACCGCGGCGATCACCGCCTCGAGCTTCTCCACGTCCGCGCCGGCCTGGTACTGCCCCATCATCGGCTGGCTCGTCTCCGCGATGGGATCGAGCATGAGGATCGTCGTCGGGTCCGTCGTCACCTCGGAGCGCGCGGCGCGGCTCCCGAGGTCTGACGCATCCATGCCGGCGACACGGACGCCCACCGCGTACCGTTGCGGGTAGCTGGCGTCGCGGATGCAGTGGGCAAGGTACGAGTAGAAGAGCCCGAGCTGGAGCGAGCCCGTGTAAAGCTCGATGTTGGCGAACGGATCGAAGAGCCGATCGCCGTACGTGGACGCGTGGTAGAGGATCGCCGGGATGATCGGCGTCCCGTTCGAGCGGCGCCAGGACGCCGGGTAGTTGGCGCCGTCGTAGGTCGCGCCGTGCACGAGGCGCGTCAGGTCGCGCCCGAACTTCCACCCGTCGAGCGCCTCGACTACCCGGTAGGTAGGGTTCGCGAGGTTGCGAATGTCCCAGACCTCGAACGTCCACATGAGCTGTCCGTCGACCTGACGGAGTCGCAGCTCGCCGAACAGCGTGGGCACGTTGGGGCGCGCCGGATCGGCCTCGGCCATCGTCATGTGCGGCGGGACCGGCCGGTAGACGAGGCGCCCGTCCTCGACATCGGCGCGCATCCACATTTCGCGCAACGCGAGAGTGTACGCTTGAAACCTCGACATCTGCGACCAGAGGCCGGAGCGCGCGATCGAGCCCGCCGAGCCGACGAGCCTGTCGATGTTCGGGGAGGCAAGCTGGTTGTGGCGCACGTCGGGCTCGGCGTCGTACAGCGTCGCGAGCTCGTACGACGTGGTCCGGAGCGCGCAATAGCTGATGTCCACGAGACCCATGGCGGCCCGGCGCACGGAGCCGAGCTGCGTCTCCATGTAGCTCTCGAGGATGGGCTGCCACCGCCCCTCCATCATCGCGTACCGGTGCCGCGTGTGCTCGACGCGGCGGGCCTCGTCAGGGTTGCCGGGCGCGGGCGGCATCGGGGCGGTCATGCTGGCGTTCATGCGTCATCCTATCCGATGCGGAGGAGCTGCGGCTGGTACTGCCGACGCGTCACGAGCTCGAGCGCGTAGCGTAGCGCGTCTATCGTGTGTTTGTGCTCGGAGGCGGCGCGCCCGTCGAACTTGCCGAGGTCGTCGATAAGGCGCTTGCAGCGCGGGTGAATCACGAAGTCGCCCCGTAGCATCGCGGCCTGGAGCACGCGGTAGCCGTGGAACACGGAGCCGGCGGGCTTGTACGCCGTGTGAATCCTTCCGGGCCACGTCCCGATCGGGATCTTGAGCGTCTTCTCGAACGCCTGGACGAGCAGCGCGTTGCTCTTCAGCGCGCCCCCACGTCGCGACACGGCGGCGCGGTCGCCGACCCAGCGGTCAATCTGTTCCCACCGGAGGCCGGCGCGCTTGATCATCGACAGGATCTGCGCGGCGTCATCCTCGGGTGTCGTCATCCCGTTCGAGCTCACGACATCGAGCACCGTGATCCGGGGCTCGTTGTCTCGCGAGCGCGTGACCGCCACCATGACCGCCGTTTGCGCGCCGCTCTCCTTCCCGTGGTCGATGCCGATCGCGATCTGCGCTTCGCCCGTCGGCGCCTCGTCGCGCACCATGGTCGTGTGGTCGAACTGCACAAACACCCGCCCCTCGGTGAACCCGGCCTCCCACTCGCCGTGGATGCGCTGGGCACGCTCCATCGGGAGCACCTGGGCTTCGAGCTTCGCGATGTCGTCGGCCCGCAGGAGCGGACGCCCGCCGATGGGTGTCGTGGCCTCGACGGTGAGCGGCGTGTGGATGTCCTCCACCTCGCCGGACTCAACCAGCGCGCGAAGCCAGCCGAGCGGCAGGCCGATGGGCGTGAGCGTGATGGCGATGCGGCCTCGCTGGCGAAGCACGCGCGCGGCGAGCTCGGACCAGATGGCCTCAGGCGGCGGCTCGTCGATGAGGACGTAGTCGATCGTCGCGCCCGCGAGCGCCAGCGCGCCCTGGTTGACGGTGCGGATACGGAGGATGCTGCCGTTCTTGAATCGGACGATGGGCACCTTGCCCCGGAAGCCCTTGCCCGGCGTGTACTCGCAGTCGCCCTCGATCTGATCCTTGGGCAACAGCTGCCAGATCTTGCCCTGGATGGAGAGCGACTGCTCCCACGACACGACGACGACCCAGGCCTCGATGGGCGCGGACTTGACCAGCGTGTGCGGGTGCGCGCCGAGACAGCGCCAGATGCAATCCGCGACGCCGGCCCAGGTTTTCCCGGCCTGGTTGCCGGCGCGGAACAGCTTGATCTGGCTTGTGCTCTGGAGGAAACGCAGTTGAGGCGGCGTCGGCCGGTAATAGGCGAGCGGGTCGGCGTGCGCCCGCTGCCCGAGGACGTGCGCGGCCGACGCGAGCGCGGAGAGGCTCATTCGATCAACGTAAACCGGGTCATAGCGGAGACGGGCCACAACCAGCCGGCCTTATGACCAGACCAGCCGTCGACACGTCGGCCCAGCCTCTCGGCATCCCTAAACGAGATGGCTCGCCACACTGGGCCGGGCACCAAGTGGCGCTCGTAATCGCGATAGTCCGGCTTTCCGTCAGCGCCCTTCGGCGCGGGCGGCGGCACCCAGGCGGGATCACCGCCCGGCATGGTGAGCTCTTCGCGCACGACAAGCCAGAACAGCGCGCGCGACGCCTGCTCTCGATAGTCGCCATCGAAGTGGCGCAAGTCAACGCCATGCTCGAACCCGCGATGAAGACCGCTGTACTTGTAGCCCGGCTTCGTCTTGCTCTTGACCTCGACCCAATTGGCACGGCCTTTGGCGTCGACGAAGAACAGGTCGGCGGCCGTTATCATGCGGTCGCCGACGTAAACTTTGGGCGCCTTGTTTTCTGCGTCCGCGTAGACGGAAACAACATGATGCCCGCACAAGGCGAGGTGCCGACGGGCGAACTCTTCGCCGATGTGGCCGTACTCCAGATTTCGGAGGAAGGTGGCCTTATCCATCGACCACCTTCGCGACCACCTTCGCGACCATGCCGAAGCTGGCGAACGCGCGAGCGAACCCCTCATGGTGGCCACCGATGTAGATGACCGCTTGCCCTTGCAAGGGCGCCCCGCGTTCGCCGTCGGGCTTGTGGAAGCGGATGCGGCCAGTAGGGAAGCAGATCATGCTGGCTACCTCGCAGAGCGTGGCGAACCAGCGCGTGTCCGTCGCGTTATTGACGAGGATCACGGCTTCCTTGACGTTGCCGGCCGCCACCTCGGCGCGGAGCTTCTCGGCGAAGCGGTCGATAAGTCCCTTCTCGTAGGGGGGGTTCATCCAGACGCGCCCCTCCCACACGAGCTTGAGGCCGTCGTCGGCCGCCGTGTAGATGCGCTCGGCGCCCACCGTGCGGTTGGCCACCTCGGAGGATGCGGGATCAAGGTCGATGCTCCCCATCACCAGGCGCGCGGCCTCGATGAACTCGGGCGGCGTGTACCACTCGTTATCCCCGCTGTTGTTCGCGACGTGCGGGCGCTTGATCTCGCGGATGGCCTCGGCGCCCGACGCGCCCGCCTCGACGAGCTCAACCACGCGGCGCTGCTCCTCGGGCTCGAACTGGGTCGCCTCGGCTGCGGCCGACACCGCGAGCACCCCGCGATCCACCGCGGCGACAAGTTCCGGGACGCCGTCCTCAGTCACCGTCACGGCGTGTGCAACGCTGCGGGGGGAGACGTTGAGCACGGCTGCAACGGCGGCGTTGGCTGTCCGTTCGTGGCTGGTAGGCTCGGAAGGTTCTTGCAAATTTGCAATAACCTTCCCGCCCACCCCGCCGACGCGGCTCCCTTCCCGGTGCCGCTCCTTCGCCGCCGCGGCGTAGTACTCGAGGAGCTTGGGTGCAATCCTCGCCCGCTGCGACGTGTCGAGGTGGCGCCGCTTGAGGTTCTTCGAGATCACCCACACCGCCGGGTCGCCGCTCCCGTCCCACTCGATGAAGCTCGGCTCGACGCCGGCCGCCTCGCACGCGCGGAGGCGGTTGCGTCCGTCGAGCACCAGGCCGCCGAGCAGCACGATGGGTTCGAGGAGGCCGTGGGCGCGGATGTCGGCGGCGAGCTCGGCAAGCTCCTCGTCGGACATGAATGGGAACAGCTCGGCGGCTGGATGAGAGGAGATCACAGGCCCTCCACTTCGACGGCGACATCGTCTACTCGACGGGCCTCGTAGTCAGCCGCGAGCGCGGCCACTCCCGCCGCGATGTCGTCGGGGTAGAGGCCGTAGACCTCCGCCATCCTGTCGAGCACCCACGGCGCCGCGCCGCGCTCGCCCTGCTCGATCTTGTTGAGTGTGCTCGGGACGACACGAAGCAGGCGAGCCGCCTCAGCCTGTGTCAAGCCATCGGGGCGCCAGGAGCGCGCGAGTTCAGCAAAGCGAGATGATGTTGGCATGACGTCAATGTACACGAACGAATGACAACATGTCAACCAGCGGAGAGGCTCACGCGCCCCCACTCGCGAGCCGTACCACCTTGCCGCCGCGGCGCATGTCGACGGCGTCCTCGATGCGCTCGAGGTGTTGCGGCGGCATCGACGCGACGGCGGCCACGATGATCGACAGGAGCTGCTCGTCAGACATCGACGCGTCTGGCGAGCTCGCCTTCGCGATCTCCTCGTCGAGCCGTACGCGGCAGTCGAGGGCGCGGAGCTTGAGCGTCGACACGGCTTGCCAGCTACCGGCCTCGGCTGCGTTCACGGCGGCCGTCTCGAGCTGGATGAGGCTCGCACGGAGGTACTCGGCGTAGGACACGTCGGGCGTCGACGAGGGCGCCGGTGGCAGCTTTGCCCGCTGGGCTCGTGTTCGGGAGGACTTCATCGCTCGTTCCTGTCGGCCGGGAGGCCGTCAATTTTTGGGACAGCGCAAAAGGGACAAGGGGCTATCGCG